CATATAATAATCATAGGCGTTCATCACCGAAGTTCCGAGGAATTCCTTGAAGTTCGCCCAGCCGTTCTTGAGCCTTGTTAAATCGTTAAGATGATCGTCAATCTTTGCGGAATAGCCGTTGAATTGCCCGTAAAGCTTATCAAGAGCCTCTTGGCAAGTCGCCGCCTCAATACCAAGTTTCCTCTGTGCCTCTTTCAAACTGCGAGGATTGTTGGCAACCAGCCCCGCAATCAAATCAAGCATTTCATTATAAAAGCGTCCCGTAGCAACTGATAAATCCCACGCTAAAGCTACGCCCTTTGTAGCTTCTTCATAATTCTTCGTGATAGGAATAAGCTGACGAATACCCTCTAAAACTGCGCCGTCCTCAGCCCCTACGCGTTGCATTTTGCCCACAAAAGCTTCAAGGCTGTCGTTTAACCCTTGAACGGCGGGATCAAATTGCCGAACCATTACCGTCAAGGCGTTTAAAGCCCTTTCTTCTTGAGCCGCACTAGCTACGCCTTCTTTAATCCATCCAGTTACTGTATGCAATATCGCCAAACCGCTGAGAGCCCCCGCAAGTCTGCCAATTGCCCCGCCAAATCTCCCAAACGAACCTTCGGCTTGGTTAGCTTCCGTAGAGGTTTGCTTGATTTTAGCCGCCACATCCCCCATTTGCTTTTGAACCATTGAGAGGGCCGCGTCCTCGGAGTTCGCCTTGACCTTTATTTGAATGTCGAAATATTTATCAGCCATTTATTGAACCCCTACGCCGATACCGCCGAAATAGTCCTTAACCCGGGTCATTTCCTCTTCAGATGGAGCATCACAGTCAGCCGGACGGCCCGCCCTGACATTCTCGAGCCTCTTAAATCCTTCAAACAGGCTCAAAAAATACTGCATTGGGAGCCTTAAATAGTCATCAGGTAGCCTTGAACCACCCATTTTCTCGCATAAGAACATCGCCAAATCCGAGAAATCAATCCCTTTTTCAGCGTCCGAACCGCTCTTTTTGCCCTGATTCCCGGGCGTTTCGTAAGCTTTTTGGATGTATTCGAGGTCGTTTACCTCGCAAAAAGCCGCCCAAACCGATAGACATTGCCCCATCGAAGCCTGATTAACATCCTTTTCCCGCGGTAATTCGCTCAAGAACAGGGGCAGAAGCGCACGAACGAACGAGAGCGGTAAATCCTTCAAGGTTTCCGACAACTCTTCGCCTAGAGGCTTCCCCGCGCTCAAGGGGAGCATTATGGTATAAACCTTCATCCAGTTGAGGACATTGATGGGGGCAATGGTATAGTCCCGCCCCCCAAAATGGCGGCGGAGGGAGCCCAGCTTGACGCTAAAGCCCCCAATCCTGACCGCCCGCTCAATCCTCAACAGATGGCGAAGTGCCATTTTACTTCGGCCTCGTGAGAACGATCTTCATCAATTCGTGACCAGCAGTCGTTACGCTGGAATCATACACAGCGTCCAGCTCAAAGGGGAATTCCCACTGCGCGCCCTTCTTGAAAGCCTGATCGCTCTTAACCACAGGGCGGCACTTCGGGATGTAAATGTCAACCTTCGTGTAGGTGTCCGCCCCGCTGTGACCACCGTACGAGGGGAAGAGCATTGACTGGCCTTCAATGTGCAGGCGCGCCGTGAAATAAGAAGTGGTATTGGTTGCACCTCTGCCAAAGGTGATTGTGCCATCCGTTCCCGCGGCTGACGCAACCACAACAGCGGCGGCTCCTGATGTGTCGGTTCCCGTGAGGCGGGACATGAACTTCAGGTCATACTGCAAGAGCTTTGCCTTGAGCTTCAGCTCTTCGCCGCTTGTCATAACGCCGATTGTCGGCAAAACATTATCAGCCTCAACAGGCGTAGTTTTGATTTCGTGAGACAGCGAAATATCCTTCAGTGCTCCGAGATCAATATAGTCGGTGGTAATATCCGCTCCATAATCAGCCTCCCACGGGGCGAGGTAAAACGCCACGAGAGGGCCATTAAGGAGGCCGGAGACGTTAATAGTGGGTGTGGTAGGGTATGTCATAGCTTCTCCTTTCTTATGCTACTTTCGTTTGGAAGGAAATCTGTATCTCCTCCCATATACAGTTTAGCGAGACTTCCCTCTCGCATGATTTAACCAGATATTTCGTTACGGACAAACCAGAGAGGATACAAGCCTCCGCATTGTTCATCAGGGGTTTCAAGGGTAGAGGCTTCTTCCGGGGCGCAAGCAACCCGCATGATGATCGACACGGGAACGGTTACAGCCGACAAAACATTGCAATCTCCTTCGGGCGGTTGAGAAGCTCCCGCCATGAGATAGACCGCAACTACTCCGTTCCCGAAGCTCTCCGGGTCTTTAGCGGCGTTCCTAGTGACTTCATAAGCACCGGGATAAGAGGCGGCAAGAGCCGCTTCAAGCAGGGTTTTAAGCGTTCCCATTTCGGTCTCTTTAGTGCAGTTCGCCATTAGGACCCTCTCAAGGCTTTTGCTAAAGCCGCGTTAATGCGGTTGAGAATATCGGTTGCTTCGTCATCGCGCGCGCGCTGGAGGAATGACCGCTTGGGGATCTTCGAGCCGGGGTGATGAACAACCTTCGCGAACATCCACCTGTCCTTGCCTGTTGTCGCGGTGTATTCGTAGTTAAACCACCGCAAGGCTAGCTTGTTCTTGGGATAAATGTCATGCGCGCTTGTCTGCCCTCCTAGCTCGTGGATTGCCGCGTATTTCTTGTTCGTTCCCACAAGGCTTTCTACGCTTTGGATCGAGCCGCCAGTTCCCGCAGTCACGACGGGGCGGGTGGCCGTGATGGAGCTTCTTAACCGCCCCGACCTCGAAGTCAGCTTGTCCGGGTTTGAGAATGCGCCCTTGCCCGCGCCCTGAATGAAATAACGCTGTTTCGCTATGGACTGAATTTGAATTGCGCCCTTCCAAACCTCTTCTATCAGCTTGGCATTGGCTTCAGCGCGAGCCTTGCGAAACTCCTCAAGGGTTTGAGCCGCATTCGAGGTAATGGTCAGCTTTATCATACCCTCACCAGCTTATAGCGGTCAAATACGGCGGCAACCGACGGGGTTATGTCGGAATCAAACCAAGTCACGGTTTCGCGTGAGGCTCCTGTTGTGCTCTTCTTCCCCATGTGATCGTTAAGCCTCATCTTGACCGCAGTCAGCTCGAATACCGCTTGCCTCAAGTCTTCGGGGACGGGCGTTAAGCCGTAGCAAGAGTAAAGATAGCAATCAGCACCTTCGGCAAATTCGTAACCCCGAAGCCTGATAGCATAATCCTCGTCAATGTAATAGCCATTGGTTGACCAAGAGGCTATCGGCGAGGCGGCTATGGTATCGCTCTGAATGGTGAGGGAGACAACAGAAATTAGCGGCGTGTTCTTAGGCCAGTAAACCGAACCGCCCTCGCCAATCCAATGCTCTAAAACGCCGACGCCCGTTGTCCCTACTTGCCGATTCAGCGTTAAGCCCGTCCACTGTTCTGCAGTTGTCCATGCTACATCAAGCATACGCGCAATAGGGTCATCAGCTGTTGTCCCGGTAACTCCCGCGAAGTTCTTGTAATCGCTTATGTCAGCCGCCGTATAGATGCTCATTTGCGCTTCGCTTTCTTGTGAGGCCGGATAAGGCTTTCAATCTCCGCGTCCTTTGAGGAATACACAGGGACAGGAGCCTCTTCCGGCATGGGTTCAATTGCCATTTCAGGTTCAGCGGGCTTGGTTTCATCAGGCTCTACGATCTCCGCAAAGCCGCCCTCAAGCCACACCTCAACCTCTTCGGGAGGGGGATTCAAATAGACCTCCCCCTCCGTGTAGGTCATGGTCAGATTGCCGAACCCGTTATTTACTCCACCAATACGGGTTGCCAGCATCTTGACTTTCATTTAAGTCCTCGCAACCAGCGTGTTGGCCGGGACGGGTTCCCTGTCGGCAATACCGCAAATGGCATCACAAGACAGGATCGCGTTTCCGCTCGTGACAATGTTGAGCCCGACATATCTCTTGGTCCCGAGGTATCCCTGCCTGATGGTAACCTGATCGTCGGTATTGCCCGTGACGGCGGTAAAGGTTCCTAGATATTCCGTTGAGGCTACGGCGGTTGCTCCAGTGTCAGCGGTAGTGTCGTGTTCATACATGGTGACTGCCACAGCAGCAGCCGAAACTCCGACATTGACAACAAACTCGACGCTCGAAAGCCCCTTAGTGTCAATCCAAGAGGTCTTTGTCGTGGTAGAGTTATATGCCGCCGCGTCCAGAACATGGGTAACGGTTACTTTATTGTGAAGATCATGTGCCAACATTTCTCTCTCCTTTCAATTAGCTAGTGTGGCTCTTCATTTTGGCAATGGCTACTTCGTTGACGAGCTTGAATCCAAGCCTCATCGAAGTGTTGAAATAAACAAAGCCGTTCGCCAGATAGGGGTTACGGAGAACCCTGACATCCTGCCTCTTCACGACAGCGCAAGCCTGAGCCCAATCGCCGTAATAAATCGGATAGGTCGAGGAAGAGATAGAGGCGATTTCGCTCATCTCTACAACATCCGCGCCGAAGAGGGTGAACCTTCCGGCATTGGCGTTCCAAGAGACAGTCGGCTGATAAGAAGCAATGGCAAGGGCGTAAATGGTTGCCATTGTCGATCCATTGCAGGCGAACTTGCCGTTCTTACGATAGGCAGGCTTGACTGCCGTCATCAGTTCGGGAAGGGTGCTCATCTGGAGCGCGCCGGAAGCGTCAGAGAGGATGGAGTTGGTAAGGGTCTCAACCGCAAATCCCATAGGCTCATTCGCACCCGTGCCGTTCACCGCGTCGCTGGAGAAGGAAACCATGATCTGCTCAACGATCTTCCTATTGATGTAATTCTCAATGTCGAAAGCCGCGTCATCAAGCATTTTTTGGGTGGCAAGCGGATTGGCTTCATAGTTGTAGGCGAAGATCCTGTTGAGTTCAAAGGTTCCCGAAGTGGTAGCGGAACGGGTAGCCGTTTCGCCCGTTATCGCATTAGCGAAAGCAGTTGTACCTTCCTTCGGCAGTTCGAGGCTGTCCCCCGTGCTGATATTGTAAACGGTGGCAAGCTCCATAATAGGCGCATACTGGACAGCGAGTTCGGTGATCTGGTTGAGCTTGTTTGAGGGCATGAGATACCCGCCCGCCGTGTCGGATGAAGTCTGAAGCTGTTTCAACTCAGGAGCTTCAACGCCCTTCCTCTCCCAATTCTCGAAAGCGGCGGCGTAAGCGTCCTCAACCAGCTTCTTCGTCTCCGAAGTCGGCTTGGCGTTCTGCTTCGTCTGAATGTCGGCTACTGAATCCTTCAGGCTCTTCGCCTCGGCCTTGAAGTCCTCCATCTCCTTCTGTACCTTGTCAACGTTTCCATTTACCCTCTTGACTTCGCTGTTAAGGTCGCCAATCAAACCTTTAAGCTCAGTCTCAAAAGCGGTCTTGTTTTCATCGCTCATTTTAGTTCTCTCCTTTCAGTTGTTTTCTGAGTGTTTCGATCCATGTAAGGTCGTATCCCTGTTCCCGTGCCTTGACAGCGGCGGGTTCGGGGGTTTTTAGGGCGGCTTCTGGTAAGGCCAAAGTGCCTTGAGTTCTTCAATCGGAATGGCGGCCTTGATTGCTTCAATCAATTCAACCGCCTTGTCATGGTCAAGAATAGCCTCCTCAACCATCTCTTTTACATTCGTCACCTTCGCTTTTGGGTTCATCCCGAAGGTAACAAGCGAACCTTCCCACAACGCCACTTCCTTGAGAAGCCGCGTGCGGGTTTTCTTGTCATCCTCAATCTGCCAATCGCTCTTGATGGTGTCATAGCCTATACTCATACCAAGCGGCAGTTCGTTCTGGTTGTAGAACAGGAGGTCCGCATACGCCTCTTGAGCCGCACTCTTGGCAAGATTAAGCGTTCCCCTTGAGAACCTTCAGCCCCCGCCCGTCCTCCTCAAGCTCCAAGAACCCAAGCCGCTTCGAGGTGTCATGCCCGTCAAGCAGGGGAACCCTACCTTTCTTGTCCTTGAGGGTCTTCGTGAACGCTCCAGGGACAATCATGTCCCCGCCGTGATCCCGGTTGTTGAAGTAAGCGAGATAACCCTCAAAGGTTCCCTCTTCCGTCAGCTTCTTAAACTCCGTAAATTTCAAGGTCTTATAATTCATCTCACTCCTCCATTAACACGGGAGATATATCGCAAGTGCAGTTCGGGTGAACGGGTGCGTCTCCGTTCGGGAATTCCTCGTCCATCGGAATAACTCCGGCGTCCCTGTTCTCTTCGCATAACTCGCAAGGCTCTTCGGAGATAAGCCAAACCTTATGACCGATGTTCGCCTCTTTGTAAATCTCAAGGTTGCTCTGAATGTCCATCGCGGCAATCTCTGTTCGGGCGATCATCTGCGCCCTGACTGAATTAAAGCCCCGGTTCTCCATCAGAACCTTCGCTAAATCATCCGTTGTCCAGCCTTCAGTCAGGGCTTGGGCAATATCCGAGCGGAGCATTTCAGGGGTTGTGTCTGCAAAATCTTTGATCTTTTTCCCCGCCGTCGTCAAAGCAAGTTCAACCGCCCGCTTGTTGACCAGCTTGAGCATAGACTCAAACGCTTCTTCGTCAACATAATCCGCGACTTGCCGGGCGGCGAGAATCATTCCATCCTTTGCAAGCCCTTCATAGATTGCCCTTAACTCAGGCTCTAGCTCCTCAAACGGCGTAGTGTCCAATTTGGCGAGCAAACGCTCAAGCTCCCTCTCTATGTCAGGGTCAAGGGCTTTCTCTGGTTTACGGGGCTTATACGCACTCAGGAGGGGCTTTAGCATCGCCTCCTTGTTGTGGTTGAAGAACGAAAGCAGGGCTTGAGCCATCTTGCGCTCGGCCATAACCCGCTTTGTCCTGTGCCTGTTAATCGGCTTCAACACCCGCATTTATGCCTCTTCGTGGTATTGATAACCCACGACTTGCCCTGATCCTCAACAGTGGCAAACGGGGAGGAGAAGGAAGGGGCTGAGTAGAACTCTTTCCCGCTTCCGTCCTCCACTTCGGGATAGCCTATCTCGTAACGAGCTTCATCAAGCGTGACCAAACCGCCCTGATAGCCCTCCTTAACGGCTGACCATTTGGCTCTTCGGAGGATGTTGAGGGCTGAGATTCTGTCAATGTCATATACCACATTGACCTCTTCGCCGAATCTAGCCGTGAGCCATAACGACAAGGCAGGGTAGAAGACGTCCAGAAGGGGGAGTATCGTTTCGAGGTAGAACTGCGCCCTTGCGCTTTCGTAGTTTGCAAAGGTGGCCTCCTGTCCTAACAGTATCGGGGAAACGCCAAACGCTATGCAGATGTCCCTAACTAGCTTGTCAGCCATTACCGCCGTGTCCATGTCCTTGGGGAGAACCCTAACGGCTCGAAGGTCCCATTGGCGGGAGCGACAACAAGCGAAGAGCCTGTCTTTTCATACCACTGCCCCTTGAGCATATCTTTCATGGTTTGGGTTATGACAACGCCTTCCTTCGGGGTGAACTTCTGCTTTCCCGTCCCGCCGCTGACATTCAAGTCGCGGATATAGGTCAAGTATGCGTCATTCGCGTCAATGCTTTTTCCCGCCGCCGCAGTAGCCGGGACCGCGTCGTATAGGTTCGCGGGATTAGGAGACGAAAACCAGAACACCTCCGAGGGGGTGAGCGGGATCTCAACATTCTTCGGCTTGTAAACGAATCCGCTGACTTGGCCTAGCGTCGCGGGAATTCTTATGCTCATTAGGTTAGCACCCATTGGGTAAAGCTCGCGAGGAGGCTTCATCCCTTGCCCTGATGGGTCTTGAGATAACCCAAAGGCTTGCCCGCCTAAAATGTAGTGGAGGAAAAGGTGTTGAATGAATTGCCTCGTTCCCATAAGCGGGTTTGGGTGTTCCCACAGGGTCTTGGCATCGCTGGTCTCTACTTCATCGCCGTTCGCGTCGGCGATGTAAGTGTCAACAGAAGCCGCGCTCATGGCGATATAGTTTGCCACGCGGAAGAAATAGGGGTTCCGGGTATAAGCTTTGTAATACTCTGTGATATTCCACTCCGTCCACGGGGCGGTATCGGGTCTATAAGTCTGGGTCGGGAAACTCACCACTTGCCGCTCTGCCTGTCTTGCCTTGCCTATTTCCAGCCCGAACAATCTCATAATCGCTCCTATAACCAAGTCAAGCCGAGGTCGGCGTTCGCTTCTGAGAATGGCATATATGCGTAAACCAGCGCGTC